GTCGCGTCGTCGGTCGCGGCGAAGGTCGCGGCGTAGGTCGCGGCACGTTTTCCGTTCTTCCGTTGGTACCAAATCCAAGCTGAAAACCCGGCCGCAAACCGTGCCACTAACGGCGACGGAACGATCACAATGCGATGCTCGGGAGGCGGATTCAGTTTCGCCGCTTCGTAAAGTCTACGCACCGCATCTCTGATCTTCGACTTGTCGCTATCCGTAGTCGGAACCGTGGACATGGCGTTCGCGATCCACTTGTCGCGCCATTCCGCAAGCTTGGCTTTATGCTCGGGATGATCGTCGAACGAGTATTTCTTGGTCACGGCATCAACCTCCGCACGACTTCTTCGATCCGATCCGCCGCCGACTCCGCGCAGTCGTCCATCGCCGCCGGCGTCGCCAGCGACACGATGCCGCGCAACGATGCCGCCACCGCCTTCAACTCGTCGCACGACGCAGCGACGCACGTTCGCACCTCGGCTGGATAGGTCGGATGCTCCACCACGACTTTCGTCCTTTCGAGTAAATCCGACCGTCGCACCGTCAAGCGCGACGGCCGGCCCCAACGTCAGCCCTCGCGGGCGTCCTGTTTCTTGGCTTCCTCAACGGCGGCGTTGAGCTTTTCGAGTCCGGCGAGCGTCAGCCAGATCGTGGCATTCGCGAAACCTGCGTCAGCGCAGATCGTGATGCGCTCTGCTTTGTCTTTCCAGCCGTCTCCGTGCCATACAAAGGCGCGAACGCCGACTCCAAGCACAACCCGAACATGATCGCTCACGTCGCGCTCTCCTTCGGCGGCCGGTCGTCCTGAAACTTTGACTGCGTGAAGTCGTACCCGGCGTCCTTGCAAATCTTCGACGCTTCGTTCATCGCCAAAAGAATCGCGCGCGGACGCCCGTCCATCTTCGCTTCCGACTCGGCGGAGGCGAGGAGTTCCCGCACCTCCGCGAGCCGATGCAGGAACTCCGTGAGTTTCACGCTTTCAGTTCCGGCTGGGCGCGAAGCCCCTCGACGATCGCGACGAAATCTTCGTGCGAACGATCCAGCGCCGCAGCCTCGCCGCGCAGTCTGTTCGCTCGATCCTCCCACGACTTCGCCGTCGCCAGCATCTCAACGCGACGCCGTGACTCGCGCCAAAGCGGCAACACCGCCGACCGTTGCGCCGTCGTCATCGCCGCCACCTTGTCGGCGTCGAGTCCTTCTTCGGCGATCAGCCGCTCAATCGTCAGCACGTCGCGCTTCTTCTTTTCGGTTTCGGTGCCTTCCACGGATCAGCCTTCCTGTCCCGGCTCGCGCGGAGTCGGGACGCTGCTACCGGCCGGAGCGGAAGCCGCGCCCTTCGCGACTTCCTTCGGATCGACCTGCCGCGCACGAATGCGCACGGCGCAGACGACGTTGCCTCCGACCTTGACGTTCGTATCGACGTAGAGCGCGATCCATTTGCCCTTGAGCGCCGCCGCCGAAGGGCCGAACAGCGCGACCAGCGTCCGCTTCAACGTCGCATTCAGTCCGAGTTCCTTCGCCTTGCCGACGAACTTGAGCGAGCCGTAGTCGGCCTTCCGCTCCTTGCGTCCGCCCGCTTGCACGAACTCAACCTCGGTCCGTTTGACCACCTTTTCGATCTGCACGAGCGTTTCCCGGTCGTGCGGAATGTCCATCGCGCAGAGCCACGGTCCCGGCGACAGTCCGCCGATCAGGCCCGTGTACTCCTCGCCGCGTTCGAGGTCACCCATCACTCGGGGTCTCCGTCCGAGAACACCGCCGCCGCCAGCGCGGTCGGGGGAAGATCGGTCAGCGTCCACTCGTCCGGCGTCCACGGCCAGACGTCGTTCGTCGCGAACTTCGCCATCGCCGCGATCGTCGCCGCGTTCTCCAACGCCAACAGGTCCAGCGCGTCGGGCTTGATCTCGACGCAGTAGACCACATGCGGCGGCTTCGGATGAATCACGATCAGCCGCCCGTGCTTGATCGCCACGCCGTTCGCGCGCAGTCCTTCGCGGTAGTGCGCGAGCTGGTGGCACCAGCCGTCGCCGTAGGACCGCCACATGATCTGGTTCGCCGCCGCGTGCCGCGACACCTTGAGGTCGTACACCGCGTCGGCCGTGTAAAAGTCCGGCCGCGCCTTGAGCTTCACGCCCGCGTCATTCGTCCAGAAGACCGAAGCCTCTTTGCCGAGCGCCTGTTCAAGCGCCGCGCGGGCCAGTTCCTTGCCCTCGAACGCTTCGACGACGCCCGTGACGATGTCCGCCTCCTTCGCCGTCAGGATGATCTTACCCTGATGCGCGGCCTTCCACTCCTTGCCCTCCTTCGTCGCGAAGGACATATCCTCCGGCTTGAAGGCGTACCGCTCCGCCACCGCGTCCCCTTCGAGGATCGCCGCGTGGCAGGCCGTGCCGAGTTTCATGGTGTCCGAGCTTTCGCGCGGATGCTCGCGCGACCACGGCACCATCGCGGGCGGACCGAGCCGGAAAGCCTTGAGATCGGACGCGGACCACGCCGGATCGGCGCGGTAGTCGTCCATCGCGAGCGCGTTGTTGATCGTCATGCGTTTACTTTACAGTACGGTAAACCGAACGCAAGAGCCTTGCGCGCTTTTTTATCTTACCGTATGATAAACCGACATGGCTACCACGCAGCAAGAAACCTACGTCACGATCGCCGAAGCCGCGGAGATCGCCGGCGTCACCAAAGTCGCCGTCTGGAAGTGGCTCAAGTCGGGCAAACTTCGCGGCCGGACGATGAAGAAGATCGGCCGCAAGAAGCCCCTCATGCAGATGCTTCGCTCGTCCGTCGAGAAGCTGGCGGAGAACGTCAAGTGATCGCCGACGACATGAACGCAGGACGCGACGGAGAGCACGAAGCCTGCGTGCTCTACGCCTCCGCGATGGCGCAGATGAACCTCGCCTTGCGGCTGATGCAGGAAGCGACGGCACGTCATGCCGCCGCGATGGAGGCCCGGCGCCAGAAGCCGACCGGCGAGGAGATCGCCGCTGCTTCGGAACGGCTCAAGGCGCAGGCCGCCGCGCCGCCGCCGAAGATCATCCTGCCCAATCGCAACTGACACCGTGCCGCTCCGCGACTATCAGACGCGGGCGGTCGAGGACACGCTGCACGCCCTTGCGGAAGTGCGGTCCGTCGTCACGTCGCTGCCGACCGGCGCCGGGAAAACCGAGATCGCCGCGGAAATCGTCCGGCGGCATCCCGGCCCGGTCGTCTTCGCCGCCCACCGCCGCAGCCTCATCACACAAGCCGCCGAACGGTTCCGGCGGCTCGGCATCCCGTGCGGCGTCGTCATGGCGGGCGTCGCGCCGACCACGGAGCGCGTGCAGGTCGGCAGCATCCAGTCCCTGAGCCGTCGCGACCTGCCGCCGTGCTCGCTGCTGGTGATCGACGAAGCGCATCGCAGCCGCTCGGAGCAGTACGCGCACGTCCTGAACGCCTACCGGGCGTCGAAGGTGCTCGGCCTGACCGCCACGCCCTTTCGGCTGGACGGCAAGGGGCTGGCGGACGTCTTCGAGCGGCTGGTCGTCGGACCCACGTCGGCGCAACTGGTGCGCGACGGATGGCTGGTTCCGGCCCGCGTGCTGGTGCCGCCGGGAATATCGACGGACGGTCTGAAAGTCCGCGCGGGCGAGTTCGAGCAGGAAAAACTCTCCGAACGCTCTGGTGGGCCTACACTTACCGGAGACGTAGCCACCCATTTCGTCCGCCACGGGTCGGCACCGGCGATCCTTTTCGCGGTCGGGGTCGCCAACTCGAAGGCGTTTGCCGCCGCTCTGACGGCCGCTGGTGCGTCGGCGGAGCATCTGGACGGTCAGACGCCGCACGACGAGCGGGAGGCCGTCCTGAGCCGTCTGGCGGCCGGGACGACCCAAGTCGTCTGCAACGCCGACCTGATGGGCGAGGGCGTGGACCTCCCGGCGCTGCGGACCGTCATCATGGCCCGGCCTACCGCCTCCCTCGGGCTGTTCCTCCAACAGCTCGGCCGCGGCACCCGGCGGGCGGAAGGGAAGGAATCCTTCCTCGTCCTCGACCATGCCGGGAACTTCGAGCGGTTCGCCGACCGGCTGGACTTCGTGCAGCACCCCCACGGCGTCACGGTCGATGCCCATGCCGTCACCCTCGCCGGTGCCGCAAAGAAGTCCGAGCCCGCCGTCGGGGCCGTCCGCCGCTGCCCGTCCTGCTTCGCGCTCTGCGTCGCAGGAGCCGAGACCTGCTGGCAGTGCGGGGCCGTCCTGCCCGCCCGCCCGGCGCCGGAAGTCGTCGTGCTGCCCGAAGACCTCGTGCCGCTGACCTTCATTGAGCGCGCCGCGACGACTTGGGACGACAAGCGCGAGTGGTGGACGAAGCACGGCGGCGCGAAGGAGTCTTCGCGGATGTTCCGTCACCGCTTCGGACACCTGCCGCCGCTCTACCGCGGACGGTTCCTCAGTCCGCACGACGACCGCGACGCTGCCGCCCGGCTCGCCTTGCTGAACGCGACGAAGTGGGCGATGGGTCCGAAGGGCGCGTTCCTCGTGCGGTCGAAGTTCGGCGGGGCGTGGCCGACGGATGTCTGAATCCACCATCTACCGCGAGTTCGAGCTGCTGCTGGCCGAGCGCCGCGTACCAGTCCTCGCGTTCCGCACGAACGCCGGGAAGCGCATCATCGAAAGTGAGTTCGGCGTCCGCGCGATTGCGCTCCTTCCGGCAGGATTCTCCGATTACCTCGTCCTCCTGAACGGCGGACGCGCGAGGTTCATCGAGTTCAAAGCCGGCAAGGCGAAACAGAACGCCGCGCAACTGCGCTTTGAGGCTTCCGTCGTCGCGCTCGGCTTCGTCTACCGCGTGCATCGCTCCGCCGAAGAAGCCGTCAACGACCTGACGGCAGCTCTCGCGGATCGTGCCAGTCCTGCCGCTTCGCCGTGACCTCGTCGCGGCATTCTCCGCACCAGCCAGCGGCGTAACGCTTGCCGCCCTTGCGTCCGCAGCGTTCGCAGACGCGCGGAGGTTTACGGGCGCGACGGATCAAGCCTTCTGGCATCGGAGCTTCGCGAAGGCGCTCAGCGTCCGTCCGGCATTCCGCTTCGAGCACCCGGCAGAACAACTCGAAGTCCGCCGCCCGCTCTTTGTGAAACGCCGCGCGGCACGATCCGCACCACGGATCGTCGGTCGGCTCGTAGGCCGCGCCGCATTTCACGCAGAGGCGGTTCATGGATACATGAATCCACGACGCGCGAGCATCCGCATCTGCTCGTAAACGTAGTCTTGAACTACGACGTAAATCTCTCTCACGACGTCAGGCCGATTCATCAGGACTTCCGTCCATGTCGCCAGACGCTTCGCCTTCTTGGTTTTCTTCTTCGGCTTGACGCGAAACGTCTTCTTGGTGCGCTTGGTCGATCGCGATTTCATAGGTCGCACCCTCGCTGCCGTGCGTACTAGACGTCCTCCTCCTCGCCCAAAGCGTTCGCCAACGTCTCCGGGTCGCACTGCACCGGCTTCGCGGACGCGCGACCGCTCAGGCACGCGACCAGCACGGCGACGAATCCGAGCAGCGCGAACGTCACGACGAACGTCGCGATGGCCGCGTCGAAGAACTGTTGAGAGGTCATCGGTCGCCTTTCAGAAAAAGAACCTGAGCGACGGAGGAGGCCGGAGACGATGAATCAACGGCCTCGCTTACAGGTGTGAAGGAAGAAAAAGAAAGGATGGCGTCCTTCCGTCGGTCAGGGTTTTACGTTCGATGCGCACGCTCGGGGCCTTGAACCCGATGGACGCCTTGCGTCGTGCGCGGGCGGTCAGCCGGAGCCGTCGCCG